TCGTATGATGGTACGAGATCCCAAAGATTGATAGTGGAATCACCATCTGCTCCTTCAACTTCGTTGCAGATCTCGCTATCATTTCTGAGCTTATTAGCCTTAGATCTGATCAAGCTATAAAATGCGCCCCAGGCTACGACGTAGAAGTAACCAGCTGTGAACCTCTTATAACCGTTAGGATCAGATGAAAGAATGTTGGAGTTCTTGAGAAGAACTGCCAGGATAGATGATACAGCATCTTCGGGAAGAACGTAAGGGGCATTAGCCTTAGTCCATGCTAATGTGATGGGAGAATAGAAGTTAACGAATAAAAGAGCCGCCTTGTCATCATCGGGAGCTGTGAGCCAAGTATCGAAAGATACCGGGAAGGAATATCCTACGAGATAGTCCTTAAACATCTTCTTGGTGGACTGGAAAGAGTAATAACTGATAGCCATGATAGAGCACCTCCATAAATTTTATTTTTGATCTGTTAGGCTTTTGATATGCTACCTAAGTTTATAGTATAATTATACACCAATAACTAGAAAATGTATATTACAAATATATTACAGCAAAAAATTAATCCCTGGCATTATAAAGAATATCAAATTCTTCTTTTGTACAATCATTTAGATCTTTACCAGCTGGCATATGAATAGTCCATATAATCGCATTAGAGCTTAAAGCGCGCTTTAATTTTGCGGCACCTCGTATTCCAGCATCATCTGGATCTAAACATAGAACATATTCCTGCGCACCTAGTCTTTTTAATTGTTCTATTTCATAAGAAGTTCCAGTACCCAGAAGAGCTACTGCATTATATCCATATTTTACAGCAGTCAGAGCATTAAAGCAACTTTCACATATAATTACTGATGTAGCTTTGGAAGGAAGTTCATATAATCCGTATAGGGACTTTTCTATCCCTTGGGGATAATTAAACATCTTCCCCTTTATAGACCTCCGACAGAGAAATAAAACATTACCATTAATGTCTTTTACTGGAAATGTGATTGACGGAACTGGCTTGACTTTCCCAGGTGGAATAAAATTAGCATCATATCCAATATCATATTTTTCGATAATCTCATCAGTCAGACCTCGTTCATACATATATGGGACAGTTAATCTATAAGATGCTAATTCTTCTTCTGTTACATATGAATTAGATTTTATCTTTACTTGAGTATTAATATAATCTATAGCATATTTAGCTTGAATGCTACCGAATAAACTCGGAGGTACTAGAAAATCAAAATCTACATCAGTATCATCGAAACCTTCTACATTTTCTTTTAGCCAATCAGTCCCGGATTTACTTATATTATGTGTCTCTAAAAGATATGTTATAGCGTCTGGCAAAGATTTTACAGTATTGCACGTAAAACAATGAAAAGTTCCGGCTTTAAAAGTTCTGGAATCCCGATGCTGATCGACTAATGATACTCCGCAGGATGCCTTTCTTTCTTCTCCACTAGAATGAAATGGACAATAGACTTGATACCAATCTCCAGATTGTTTATTTAATCGGAGTAAATGCATATCTTCTAATTTATGTAAAACCGATTCAACATCTACTGCCATGATTAGATAATACCTCCGTTAATTAGAATTCTATATCATCTTCACTATCACTCAAATCAATACCGGAGTTATCGGGTATATTAGAACTTGGAATTATAGATGAGGATTCTGGCATCGATATAACTGGATCGTTATCCCCTCCGCCAGGAAGATATTGCATATTACCTGTATTAACGTCCCAAGAATAACTTAGAACAGGATTTTCATTATTAGCCATACGAGTTTTCTCAAGTCTAATATCCAATACATGCTTATCAAATATCTGTCTAAGTGCAAATACCTGTGTAGCAATTCTAGCTGGGTGGTCAGATCCCTCAATATTGTATATATTCGGGAAAGGTACACCCTTCTCATCTTTAGATTCCCTCGTTTCTCTGTTAGCTTGTACACTAACAACTACTGCACAGCCATATTTCTTACTCAACTTAAATAATCCACGACATATATGCTGATATTTATCATAATCGGATTTTGACCTTTCATCATCTTCCATATAAGAAATACCGTCTATAATAAGTAATTTAATACCGTGTTTCTTAATGAATGGCTCTAAGTGTCTTACAGATACCCCATCTGGCATATCTTTATCCTCAATAATATATGCACTAGTATCATCCTGAGGTAAGTTCCTAATATAATCTATATATGCATCGCTGTACTGACCTCTATATAGATTACTATTCTGATAATGACCTCTCCATGTATCAAATCTAGTAGCCAGATATGCGGATTGCATTTCTGGAGAATAATAAGCTACAGGGAACCCAGCTTTTTGTGCAGCCTCCATCATTTTAGTACATACCCAAGATTTACCTGTATTAGTTCTAGCTACTAATAGAAGAAGTTCCTCTACTGTAGATAATCCCCCGTACATTAGCTTATCTATTTCGGGAAAACCTGTAGGAATTCTTGCTTGCTTACTATATTCAATAATCTTATCACTTCGTTCTTTAGACTCTTGGATAATATCCATAGGAGTAACATCAGTTAACTTAGCTGCGTTATCGCACTGATTAGATAAATACTCCCAGGCAACGGTTACATCACCAGATCCCAAGTCCTTAAGTTTATTGAAAGTTTCACGTAATAAAATTAGTTGCTTGTTCTTTTTAATCTCTCTAAATAAGAATTCAGGCGACTCATTAACATTTACTAATTCTATATTCGGGAATTGTGCTTGAAATGTAAAGACATCTGGAACATTGCCATAAGTATTTCTATGATCAAGAATAAATGAAATCTGATCTCGGAATACAGAATAATATGTCTCGTCAAAACTACATAAATCATTAACTAAAGCTTCATCTTCAGAAATTAGTATCTTTGATATGATCTGTAGTTCTATCGAAGTAGTCATCTTATAGCGGTCTCACTTAGTACTTTCTGCAGTTTAATAAAGAATTGTTCACCTCCAACCAATGAATTTATTGGCGGAGATACTATAATAGTAGTGTAGTCTGGCTTATCCCTGGCTTGTAAAAGGGATAACAAGGTTCTACATTGAAAGTCCTTAAAATTAATGTAGTCAATGTTGGATATTATAAGTAATTTAGCACTGTTTGACCATATCTGCTTATATTCCAATTCATCGGAATTAACTCTGCCGGACCAACTATTTTGTATAGAATCTAAGTACTGAGATAACTTGAGATTATATACTACCGTACTTAGTCTACTATGCTTCCAATATTTACATATTCCGCAATATGTTAAAAGTTCTGCAGCCGCATTAGTATTTTTATCTAATACTGTGACAAGTTTACCTTCAGATTCTAAAATAATCTTAGAATATTTAGCTATCTGTTCTGAAGAAGTATTAAACACCGAACTATTTAAGGATATCCCAGACTGTTCTAAAAGGTAATTAGCCTGAACGAGATCTGGGCACGATTGATCACAGATTTTATTTATACAATGACCAGTAAAGATACAATTATTCATAATCCTTTATCCTCTTCAATACTGGATTTCTAGATTGTTTATACGATATACGACTCCGTACACATTGTCTAGCAAGTTCTATAGGGTCATAACCAAGGTTTTGATACTCCGAGGCCGGCATAAACAAAGTTATAAACGATTCTAATGTTCCATAAAGAGGATATTTGAACTCCTTATGTTGAATATCTCTATCCATTAGATATTTACGCATTATATAGTCTTTAATAAACTCGGTATGCTTAGGGATCTTATCAGCAATACTTAATGTATCCCAAAGCTCCAAAGTATCTTTAAGTTCTCCGTCGATTTCCATATAAGAATAGAAACTTTCAAGTTTACCGTCCTGTAATCTGACAGCGTGATAAAAATGTGGATACTCAATTATATTTTTAAGTATCTGTTCTTCTGTATAGCCCTCGATAGGGGTTATAAATCCATATTTCGGGTCTATATTTAATGTTGCTTGTTCCACATATAAGATTGAAGCACGAGTCTTAATGAATTGCTTAGGATAAAGATTTAATAGATCTTTCTCTGACATCAAATCTAAATTTGTAGTTATAGATACATCGCGCTGACGTTTAGGTATTTCTGGCAATGTAGTATAAATTGTAAGCAAATCTGATCCGCACCTTTTTTGAATCCAAGGCTTATTAATATCGAATTGAGGAATTTCAGGTGCTTGAATATATAGATCTGTAGAAGGTGTAACACTTGGATCTACAAATTTATGATAATCCGGAAGATTCTTAGGTTCATTTTTAGTTGGTTTAGATGTAGCGGTAACCACTGGCTTAGATTCGACCGGAGGTATCGAGCTATCACTATCTACAATAGCTATATCCCACTCAATAGAATCTACAGTAAGATATATATCCGCTAAGGATGCTTCAATCTCATCGTCATCATAATTAGGAATATTAGTAAACGGATCACCAATAGTCCAATTTGACGGTAATGTTTCATCGGTGTATACAGCAAAGGTAATTATATTTAGTACCTTTACTACTTGTTGCTTATATTTCAAAGTCCCGTCATAATGATTAATGACATATGTTATAAGAGACGAATATATATTATTCAGTTGGCCCCTATAACACGGTCTAACCTGATAACTTTCAGATATACTTGTAAATCTAATCTTACGTGCGGGAGTATATAATCTACTCATTTGGCCACCCCCTCATCTACATTAGTAGGAGTAAGCCCTATCTGTTCGATATATTCACTCTGTTTAGAAAATCTAGTCTGAATAATGTGCTTAGAATCTGGGTTTATATTCTTCATCAAAGTAACAATATAGTTAGCATCGAGTTTAGCATCATTATCCATCGTAGTTAGATCAAAATAGCCCTTATCAATTAGTATGTCATATATAATCAACGCTTCTAAAGTTATGTCATTAGCATATAACTGCTTTTTCATAAGTGTTAATTCTTTTGGAACTACGTACTTATTAGAAAAATCTTCATTAGCAGATGTACACCAGGATTTGAACCAATTTACAAATTGTGTCTGCGTCCCATTAGCAAGAGACTTACCATACATTATAACAATGTACGCCGTCCATATCGGTAACTGTAAATTTTGATATGCCTTATGTCTTACAGTCATATATGCTACTCGAGTTGTATACCAGAAATAGATTAGATTTGCACATTCATTTACTTCTACATAATGTAAATCAGTATTATTAGCCGCTGTAAAGATATCGCCATATTGCTTAACTATAAGAGCATTAGTAGCATGAGAACTTTCAGTGTCCTTAGTACGCTTAGCTAATTGAGAATATGAATCCAATAACTCAGAAGTGCTTTGTAACTTCATTTGGATCTTCATGATCTCATCACTGTCTTCTTCGCTATTAGTTAATTCATCAAATTCAGTATCTGTAGACGATGATAATAACTCAGAAGTTAAAAATTTCAATATCTTGTTAATACACTCGAGTAATATATAAGCTAGATCGATGTAGCGCTTAATAGTTCGTCTATAAACTCTGGGTCTAGTTTCTAGTAGATCTTCTAAATGATTTTGAATCTTATTAGCGGCTACTTCTGAGGGTCTAATTCCATATGATTTTTCTGTTTTCAATAAATTCACCGCCTTTCAAATTAAATAACGATTAACTGCTACTAACTGTTGCGTATTTCTATTCTAAACAGTTAAAGCGGAAAATGACATATGAAATTAAAAAGTTTTTTAAATTGTAACTTATGACAGGAAATCTAAAATAATCTCAGAATTCCGGGAAATTAAATAATAAAAAGAAGAATTAATTTTAAAAATTTATATTATTTAGTATTTTAAAATATTATATAAGCTATATATTCTATATAGCTTATATAAATATATTATTTATTATTATTTTTTAAAAAATTTAAAAATATATCTTCTTTTTATTTTTTAATTTACTTGGAAATCGTAAATAATCTCAGAATTCATATTTCGAGCAATTTTAGCGAATTTCGTATAAAAATCCCAGGTCTTTTAACATTCTTAGATTATTTTAGAATTCTAATTAGTATTCTTTTTCTTACTTGGAGTTATGTTAAAGATCTATTACAATATAGTTGAAAGTATAACTAAGGTTATTTTCTTCTGAGGTGATTAGTATATAATTATACTTGTCTGGGTCATTAACGGAGGTGAATCGTAAGCATGCAATATATATCTTCTATACCAACTAAACTAGATCAAGAATCTATGAGTAAGAGTGAATGGGTTAAACAAAGAACTTTAGAATTATATGAAATGTTACCAATGACATCATTAGAAGATAGAAAAGCATGTACTGAGATTCGCGATGAGATAATAACATTAAACTACCCATTTTTCTGCTACGTGGCCAAATTACTATACACGGATAACACTACGGCTACTTATGAGGATAAATTACAAACGGTGCTAACTAATTTCTGTGTTATGTGGCCGGAATATAGATTTCCTAAGATAAATAAATACGGAGAATATAAAGACTACAAAAATCTTTCATTCACCGTATTTTTTAGACCTAGATTAATTGAAACATCTAAACGAGAATTGAATGTTATTAAATACTCTCTCAGAAGATCAATTTGTATTAAAGCAGCTAATCAATTAGGTAAAAAATGGACTGAATTATCAAGAGACGATGTGGCTAAAGTAAAATTACCTCCAGAAGAAATGAAGATTCTAGAAAGAGTTTTTAATAACCAATATACAAAAGATATAGATATGCCGGAGAATTGTTCGGTAATGGTATCTCATCAGATGGATATAGATTCTATAGAAACGCTATATAATGAAAACTACAACTCCACCGTAGATTTAATAATTCATGAAATGATAGATCAAGAATCTAAACTATCCGATTCATATTTATTGAAGATGTCTAAAATTTATACAATTCCTTATGACGAACTAATAGAGGCTAGACCTATTGCGGAATCTAAGCTTAAAAAGCAATTAGAAGATTCTATGGCAATAAATGAAAGCTTTAAAGCGCATAATAATGATGTAAATGCGGATTCTGATGATATGGATGATGGATTCTAAGAAATGCCGATTCCATTACGAATCCTTACCGACAGTATTGTTAAAATAATCCTCCATAAATAAAGATTAGGCGAAAGCAACGAGATAGAGTCGTTAACTATACATAAATAAACAAAAAGTTAAGGAGGTTCATAATTATGAAAAAGTATATAAAAAATTCGGCTGGACATTCTCTCTACGAATTAGTAACTATTTTCCCGGGGTATGAAGATCTGTTTTTAGATAAGATTGAAAGATATTCTATAGATTCAATATCAGAAGGGGCTACACTTGCAAAAACTATTTTATCCTATTACTCGAATACCTATCACCCAGAAGTTTTTATACTTAAAAATAATAAAATGATTAAATGTATATCATTTAATGGAAAAGTATGGGAGCCGGAAACTTATTATACATATATTAAAGAAGAAGCTCCCGCCGCTAAAATAGCTAAAGAATTATTATATAAGGTAAATTATATAAGGTAAATGATATCAAAATTCTTCATCTACAGGATTATAGTGTTCATCAGTTTCGAAGATTGTAGTATTAGGCAGTCCATAATAACTTAGAATCTTATCTTGTAAATCAGGGTTCATAGTTAAAGACGCAGTACCTATGACTACGAACTTATGAATTTTACTGTTAAACATAATACGACCACGAGGATACTCATCATATTCTACATTCCGATCTAATCCGGCCAGTCGTCTATATTTAGGCCAGATCTGAAAATGATCTACATCTAGTTGTAAGAAGTCTCCAAATGAATCTACAGAATCTCCTTTGAGAGTATTTTCTGCCCCGTAAAAGTTCCCGTTTATATACCAGAATACTGCTAGCATATTGCTATTAGATGATGCATAGATTTTCATGCTTCTTCCCTCTCCAAATAATAGTATAATCAAATTTGTTAACGATCATTAGATTAGTTTCTTCTAGGGTAAGGGGTGAGCCATCTAATTTTATAAGACCTCAAATAAAGGGAATATGCAAAAGTGTGCGAAAAATAAATTAGTATTAGTAATGACTATTTGAGGCCTTATAAAACTAGATGTCGGCTTTATTTCTTACTTCCCTTATACCCATTAGCATACGCTGCTTGGCCTTGTTTTTCGGCCTTAGCTTTCGCTCCTTTACCGTAGTAGATCTTCCCGGATTTACCCCATTGATATCCACCGCCTTTGGTTCTATGTACTGGCATGTTTACCTCCACATATCATCGCATACGCACTCTAAACTAAGAGCTACTTTTTCTGCAATTTCTTCCTCATATTCATCAGATAAGATTTCATATATGTCATCTACATCCATGAGTCCGTTAATGACGTATACTTCATACCATTCATACAGCTTTTCAACTAAATCGCCTTTATTGTTCGAATTACAGTATAGTTTCATTGTCAATCTACCTCCTCATAAATATTTTAACGATCAATTTATGCCGTTAGCTAATTTAGCTCTCTTATCTCCAGTAAGTTTACTATACTTAAACACATTTCTTATAAATTCCCAGAAAAAGTGTCCCTTACTTTGTGCTGAAACGAATCTTCGCCACAACTTACTAGGTACATCATAATAGGCATAAACATCTCCAGGGCCGCCTCCTCGCCCCTTAAACTGGATATATAAAGTCCCTATATTATTATCCCTCGGTTGAAATATATAACTCCATAAATTAGAGGATTTTACGCGTATTAGATCTTTTGTAATATCTCTACTAGATCTCTTTTTATCTTGTTTATTGAACTTAGCAGCAAATATGCCTTGTAACGTATCTACTTCTTCTGCATCAATACTTTCGATGTCATAAGAAGTTAAAAGATCTTCTACATAATCTATAAACCTTATAGGAGCCTTAAATTCCTTTACTTCTAATTCTTTAGCATCTTCATAGACAGTTAATAGTATGTTGTCATCGTACATATTAACATACATAATCAATTGACTATCATCTTTAATAGAATCTATACGCCGATAA